TGCCAATACCGTGGTGTCGGCTGGTGCGTACATCTTCTACCCCGTTGCTAACGTAGCAGTGCAGGTCAACAACGCCTCTGCTGGTACTGGTTTTGCCACTGTGCTTGCAAATAACACGGGCGGCTTTATCGTTGCTGACGGTACGAACGTGCGTATTTCCAACCTTGGCAACCAGCTTGCAACTTCCCTTTACGTTGTTGTTGGCAGTGAGCAAGCTGCTTCCGGCACCTACAACACTTAAAGGAGGCCTACATGGACGCAAATGCCGTTGGTCGTGAATACCCTGATGGTTTTGGGTTAAAGCGCCTTGGTCATCTTCCAAACCAATCCCTTGGTACGGCAGGTGACACGATTGTATCCATGCAGGATGGCAATAAGTACGTTGTACGTCGAGTTACGCTGAGTAACTTTTCAGCAGATGCCTCTGGCGCAGATGTCGGTTTACATACCGCCGCCTCTGCCGGAGGCACTGATGTTGTTGACACCGAGACTTTGACAAACGCCACAACGACATCGGCGTATGTTGACTTAACGCTGTCAGCCGCAGCAAACGCCAACGTCTTTACCCAATCTGCACTTTATTTCAACGTCAACGTCGCCGCCACGGGTGTTACCTGTGATGTGTCGATCTACGGAGACATTGTTACGCTATGAGCAAAAGTATATTTGTCACGAATCGGGGTATTCCTTTCACGGGTCGGTTTGAAAACGTGGAGTACACGTTTGATACCAACAAGGAAGTGGAGATTTCCGAGGATGCGGCAAAGCATATTTTTGGTTATGGCGTTGACAACAAAGAACCGTATTTTGTTCGGCTTGGCTGGATGAAAATGAACACCGACTTGCCTCGTGCAAAAGAGCGCATGTCGCAAGTCGTGTTTGCCAGCGAACCAAGCAAGAAAGTCCACTTGTCAGCCCCGGTGGTGGAGCGAGTAGCTGCGCCGATGCCCGAGCCAAAAGCAAAAGGCAGAAGCGCAGCCAAAGTCCATGCCCATTGATTATGAGCATGTATGCCTACTCTAAACGATTACATCGTCGAAACCCGGCGACTCTTGCATGACGTTAATGGGAACTTCTGGACTACCGCAGAGATAACTGCCTACGTCAACGATGCCCGTACACACGTTGTACAAGACTCTGGGTGTAAGCGGGTTATTCAGTCCTACACCATGTCGGTGGGGCAAGAAACAATTAGCTACAGCGCCTTACCGCAGGGCGTTAATACCATTGATGTACTAAACATCAACCTTTACTGGGGTGATTCCCGTTGGCCCATGTACTACATGGCGTGGACGGACTTCAATGCTCAGTTACGATTCTGGCAAAACTACAACGGCAGGCCGATTGGCTTCTCCATCTATGGTGTCAAGACCATTTACATTGGCCCTAAGCCTGACCAAGCCTACGAATTAGAGCTTGATACGGTGGTTTTGCCGACTGCCTTGGTTAATACCACGGACACTGAAAACGACATTCCTACGCCCTTTACGGAGGCTGTAGCGTACTTTGCGGCACACAAGGCCAAGTACCAAGAGCAGAGCTACGGTGAGTCGGAAATCTTCAAGCAGGAATACACCAAACAAGTTATTGGAGCCTTAAACAGCACCTTTACACGGCGCTTGCCCTCCGTCTATCAGTCGGGGTACTAAATGGCAGCGTTAGAGCAGAAGAAGTCTTATTTCGTAAGTAAGGACTTCAAGGGCATCAATGTCACGGCAAACCGTACCGCCATTGGCGAAGGTGAGTTTGCGTGGCTAGAGAACACACAGCCCATTGGCTTTGGTAATATCAAGATCATCAATGCGCCGAGCAATGTCGCAGGGGTAACTTTTGCCAACACGGTCAGTTACATGGCCTCGGCAAACATTCAAAACACCGAATATCTGTTTGCTTTCCAAGAGGACGGGTCGGCTCAGTACGTCAACATCGAAACCGATACGCTTGGCAACCTCGCACCATCCAATACGTTCTCCAACTCCAACGTACAAATCGTGCAGTGGAAAAATGAACGCATCCTTATTATCGATCCCAACAACGGGTACAAAACATGGGATGGCACAAATCTTGTCGATATAGGCTCGGTCGGTAGCGTTACGATCAATAACGGTGGCACCAACTACACCAACGTCACAGTAACTTTTGGCGTACCCGACCAGACAGGCGGCGTACAAGCCACAGGAGAGGCAGTAACGCTTGCCAATACTATCGTAGAGATATTGGTTACAGAGCCGGGTACGGGCTACACAGCCGCCCCTACGATAACAATTACAGACCCCGGTGGCAGTGGTGCCAACGTGACCTGCACATTGTTCAATCAATCAGGCACGGGCTTGGCGACGTTTTCAGGCCGAGCTTGGATTAGTGACCAAAGAACGGTCTATTACAGTGCCGCAGACACCTACAACGACTTTATCAACGTCAGTTCAGGCTTTCTAACGCTTACTGATAGTACGCTTAGAACCGACATTAGCACGATCATTGCGGCTAACAACTTCCTCTATGTCTTTGGCGAGGACTCCATCAACGTCTTTTCGGACGTTCGGGTGAACTCGGTGACGGGAGAAACGCTCTTTACCAACACCAATGTGTCAGCTTCCATTGGTTCTGGCTTCAAATACGCCATTTTTCCTTACTTCCGAAGCATGTTGTTCCTCAATCGCTACGGTGTGTACGCCCTCGTTGGTGCGACCACTAGCAAAATCAGCGATTCCATTGACGACATCTTTACCAACATCGACTTCACCAAGCCGATTACGGCAGGTCAAGTCCTAATTAACAACATTCTGTGTGCTGCGTGGACGGTGACGTACAACGATGCTGGTACGCCTCGCAAAATTCAGCTTGTGTTCTTTGATCGCAAATGGTTTATCACGGATCAGGGTGACACGATTACTCGTACAGCCTCAGCCGTTATTGCAGGCAACATCCTTCTTTACGGCACCACAGGGTCAAACCTAATTAAGTTCTACGACAGTGCTACGGCAACCCTAGAGTGGCGTATTGCTACGGCCTTATGGCCGATGGGTGACCCGATACGAGATAAGCAAGCATTAAAACTAGGCGTAGAAGCTACTCTGTCTACGGGTTTTGCGTCCTTTGATGCCTTTATGGACTCAGAAAACCAGCAATCTCCTGCCATACCGTTCCAAAACTCGGTGGAGTGGATTAACAACTTAGCTAATCCGATTGCATGGACGAATAGCGGTAGCGCAACTGTTGGCTGGACATCTATTTTTATCCCCGGCGGCAACCAATACTATCTATACAGAAGCGATGCGAAGATGTATGGTAAGTATCTTGGTGTCACGCTGACGGGCACAACCACGCCGTTTACGATAAACGGCTTCCAACTTGAACATGAACTAAGAGCGAGGTTCTAAGATGGCACTTCCTGTCACGATTCCTAACGAGTTTGCCAATGCTACGGCAAGTATTCCGTTGTCGCAGCTTGACACCAATTTCAACACACTTGCCAATGCAGTTAACGGCATTTCCGATGGCTCTGAAACGCTGGCTAATGCGTCTGTAACCGTTCTCACTGCGGGCACGGTAGACATCAACGGCGGAAATATAGACGGCACAGCTATCGGTGGTTCTACTCCTGATGCGGGGTCATTCACAACCCTAAACACCTCTGGCGCAGTCGTGTTCAACGATGCGGGGGCCGATGTTGACTTTAGGGTAGAGGGTGACACAGAGGCGAATCTGTTGTTTGTGGATGCTAGTACAGACAGGGTTGGGATTGGGACGAACACACCTTCTTATGCACTAGATATTACAAATAGCGCAAGTGGATTGCGTCTCGGATCAGATGTTGCTGGCTATCGATTCTTTAGAGAATCAACTGGCGGTGATGCAGGGCTTTTGCAAATCTACGGTTCACAGTCTGGGTTTAATGGTTACATATTCGATAGCGTTGACGGGGAGCGTATGCGTATCGACACCAGCGGTAACTTGCTGGTGGGGACTACGAGTGTTATTGGTGTTGGGGCGCAATGCAACATTTTAGGCAGTGGAAACGTACTTCACATTAGATCAACAAGTGCAGGTGCAAATAATTTTGTTTCATATAACAGTGCTGGAAGCGCAACCGCTACTTTATCTAATGCTGGGGCTTTAACAATTTCTGGGGCATTGTCAAAAGGCTCTGGATCATTCCGAATAGACCATCCACTTAAACCTAACACACACCAACTTGTCCATTCGTTTATTGAAGGCCCACAAGCAGACCTGATTTATCGTGGCAAAGTAGAGCTTGTTGCTGGTCGTGCGGAAGTAAACATTGATACGGTTGCAGGGATGACTGAAGGTACTTTTGTTGCGCTTAATCGTGAAGTGCAATGCTTTACTAGCAATGAGTCGGACTGGGATGCGGTGCGTGGTTCTGTATCGGGAAACATTCTTACCATTGAATGCCAAAACGCAGAGTCAACCTCAACAATTTCGTGGCTGGTTATCGGTGAGCGGCAAGATAAGCACATGTACGACACCGACTGGACAGACGAAAACGGTAAGGTCATTGTTGAACCACTAAAACCTGTTGGAGGAAATTAAAATGGCAACTTGGAAAATCGTACAACTCGACCGCAAGACCGCAGATGGTTTTGTGACTACCGCACATTGGACTGTTACCGCTACGGATGGTGACTTCTCTGCTTCTGCCTACGGCACTTGCGGGTTTGATGGCGAACTGACCACACCTTACGAGAACCTTACAGAGGCGCAGGTGCTTGAGTGGGTATGGGCCAATGGTGTTGATAAGGCGGCTTACGAGGCTAGTCTTGCGGCTCAGATCGAAGCACAAAAGAACCCCGTAAGCGCAACAGGCTTACCTTGGAGTGAGTAAATGGGCACAAACGCTTTCCAAAAGACTGGCAATACGGTCGTATTCCTAGCCGCTTCTACGGCTCCTACGCCCGTACAGGCCGTTTCTACGACATTAGGTGGCAACCAGTACCGAGTCATTAACAACGGGCTTGTAACCGTGTTTCTGGGCTACGGCGCTAATGCCTCTGCCGCCACCTCTTCAGCCACAGTGGTTACAACCTCTGGGCCTGCAATCCCTTTGTTGCCGGGTACTGATGAAATCCTTACGTTTGTGCCTAATGCCTACTTTACGGGTATCACGGTAAGTGGCACTGCCAATGTGTACGTCACGCCGGGAGATGGAGCCTAGCCATGTTAAAGACCGTATCGTCCATTGTTAACGCAATCGGTGCCCTGAACTACCAAGGCACTTGGAACGCTGCCACCAACACGCCTACGCTGGCATCAGGTGTCGGCACAAAGGGCGATTACTACTATGTATCTGCGGCAGGCAATACTAACTTAGACGGCATTACAGACTGGGAAATCTCTGATCTCGCCGTATTCAACGGTGCCGCATGGCAGAAGATCGACAATACCGACCTAGTGGTATCTGTTAACGGTCAGCAAGGCGTTGTGGTGTTGCCCACCATGTCAAGCCAAAACGCCGATAACGTAGCGATCACAGGTGGAACGATTGAGGTATCAAACCTC